TGATGCAAGGTCTTGCGTAAGTGATCTGGATAACGTATGACTACCGCCATCTAACAGGAGCACACCTATGTCGCAAATCCGTAAGAAGCCAGTTGTGATCGAAGCCACGCAGTGGTTCAAGAATGGCGATCACCCGCTCGATTACAGCATGACTCACCAGGGATTAGAGGGTGGCGTGCTGCGCGACTTCCCACCCGAAGAACGCAAGGGTAACGATTGGGAAGGCGACATCGTGCGCTACTTCCGTACCCCCGAAATGACAGGTGAAACGCCTTGCAAGCACTGCGGCGTGCGCATGCACGAGCACGGCTGGATTGAGACGAAAGAAGGCGGTCACATCGCTTGTCCAGGCGATTGGATCATCACCGGCATTCAAGGGGAGAACTACCCCTGCAAGCCGGATATCTTCGCTGCGACTTACGAGCCTGCATAGGACATCACGATGCCAGCAGCCAAAGACGGCGTGACGCTCGCCGACTTCATCAGCAAGTTCACCACATCGATAGGACAGTTCATGCCACGCAACAAGTACGGCAAGCCGGTGAAGACCGAGGGCGCCAAGGTCGAAGAGACGAAGCCTGAACCGGTCAAGGTGGCGGAGAAGGTGTCTGAGAAGACGTCGAAAGAGCCGAGCTACGAACGGCGGAGGCACTGATGGGCACGTTCAGCGCGTCTTGGATTAGGCCAAGCGCTCCTGCATGGCTTCGCGAGAGATTCACCGCCAATCATATCTATATGAAAAATGGGCAATGGAAGATGAGAGTGCGCGGAGTTGATCTTCCTTATTCATTTGAGTCAATTCGCCAGATTCAAGACTTGGCTAATGGAGGTAGATTCAAATGAGCTTCAAACTATCAGCCAATGGCCGTGGTGGCGAACTGTCGTCGAGCTCGCTGACCTACATCGCGCCCGATGAGCAGATCAGGCCTTTGCATGATCACATCGTCGTCGAGCCGCTTGGCATCGAGCACTCGCGCATCCTGACCGTGATAGAGAACATCAAACCGGTGCGCGGCATCGTGAAGGCTGTTGGCCCTGGGCACTTCCCTCTCCGATACGACAACGAGAAGGGCAGACGCACAAAGATGTGGCGCAGCAGTACGTTCCAGCCGACGCAGGTGAAGGTAGGCGATATCGTCGAACTGGGTACGGTGAATATCGATGGCCGCATCGCCGGCTACAGCTTCCAGCAGATCCAGTGGGGCAGCGTTATGCACATCGTGTGCCGTGAGGCCGATGTGTCGGGGATCGTGGTCAATGAAGAGGTGACAGCATGACTCGCAAGCAAGCCAGAAAGATGCACAAGCGCGCCCGTATCGCTGCCGCTATCGCGACGCAGAACCAGTGGATTGAGGAAGCGCTTTGTGTCGCGACTGTCAGCCAGCCAGAGCGCCATCGTCTCTTTGCGCAGGCTCGTGCCATCTTGGAGAAGAAGAATGCCACGCGGTAGAGTCCGGCGCGTTGCGCCTATCGAGCACGATCCCTCGATCGATGAGATTGAGCCTGTTGTGCGTGCGCCTGGCGAGCCTCCTACCGACTGGCGCAAGGGCGCGCTGCTCAACGTGCGCAATCACGGCGCTGAGTACATTGTCACGCTCCACCCGGCCGAATATGACCCGCGTCACGAGGACCAGTGCATGAAGTTCACCAACGTGGGCGAGTGCCAAAGCTTCGTGAGCGCCTGGTATGCCCGTGAATCACACGACCCGAGGGCTCGATAATGGCCGGAAAGAAAGGACAGGCTCCGCGCGTCGAGTTCTCACAGGCGATATTCGACCGCATTTGTTTGGAGATTTCGCTTGGTGCAAGTCTCCGTTCAATCTGCGTCAAAGACGGCACTCCGGATAGGAAGACATTCCACAACTGGCGTCAGCGCACGCCCGAACTGCAGGGTCAATATGACCGCGCATGCCTTGATCGCGAAGAGGTCTACTTCGAGCAGATCATCGAGATTGCCGACGATACTAGTCATGACACGATAGCCACCGAGCATGGTGAACAGCCGAATAGCGAGTGGATTACGCGTTCGCGTCTGCGCGTGGATGCGCGGAAATGGGCGCTGGCCCGGATGAACCGCAAGAAGTACGGCGACAGCATCACGCACTCGGGTGACGCTGATGCGCCTGTGCAACTCATCCTGAAGGGTTCTGACATTCATGGGTGAATTCACACTCACTGAGAAGCAGCTAGAAGCCCAAGAGCTACTTAACGGCCCAGCCAAGCACGTGATGCTTGCGGGTGGCTCGCGCTCGGGCAAGACGTTCCTGATCGTGCGCAAGATCATCCAGCGTCGCCTGAAGGCACCAGGCTCGCGCGGCGTCATCCTGCGCTTCCGGTTCGGGCACGTGAAGAACACGATCATGCTCGACACGTTCCCGAAAGTGATGTCGCTGTGCTTCCCCGGCGTGCCGTATGACGTGAATCAGTCGCTTGGCTTCGCTAGGTTGCCCGGCGGTAGCGAGCAGTGGTTCGGAGGGCTTGACGATAAGACCCGTACCGAGAAGATCCTTGGCGCCGAGTACGCGGACATCTTCCTCAACGAGTGCTCGCAGATCCCGTACTCAGGCCGTGAAATGGCAATGACACGTCTCGCGCAGAAGGTCCGCGACAACGCGACAGGTAACGACCTGATCATGAAGATGTACTACGACGAGAACCCGCCGGATAAGGGCCATTGGACCTACCGGATGTTCAAGACGAAGCTGAACCCGGAGAGCCGCCAGCTGTTGCGCGATCCGGATGAATACGCCTTCATGCAGATCAATCCGCGCGACAACACGCAGAACCTATCAGCGGACTATGTGCGCACGCTTGAGGAAATGTCCCCGCGCATGCGCAAGCGCTTCCTCGAAGGAGAGTTTCGTGATGCCTCGCCCAATGCGCTGTTTAGCGAAGAAGTCTTGGAACGCTGGCGCAACATCGATGACGAGCTCCCCGATATGCTGCGCATCGTGGTTGCTGTTGACCCTTCTGGAGCAGACGATGCTGATAACGTCGACAACGATGAGATTGGGATTGTGGTATGTGGCCTCGGAATCGACGGCAACGGGTATGTACTCGAAGACCTCACTTGCAAAGGTGGTCCAGCCACGTGGGGAAAGGTCGCTACCGATGCATTCAAACGATGGGAAGCAGACCGAATCGTTGCTGAGATCAATTATGGAGGCGCAATGGTCAAATTCGTCGTGCGGACCGCACTGCCCAATGTGCCATTCCGACCCGTAACAGCCACGCGAGGAAAGGTAGTACGCGCTGAGCCTATATCTGCGTTGATGGACGCCGGGAAGGTCCGCATGGCTGGCAACTTCCTGGCTATGGAAGAGGAACTTTGCGCGATGACGACATACGGCTATACCGGCGAGAACAGCCCGAACCGGGCCGACGCCATGATCTGGGGCATGGCTGACCTGTTCCCCGAACTGACCAAGCCCGAGGCGAAGTTGCCTGATCCGAAGCCACAACTCATACACCGTCGACTCGGCGGCAACACAGGATGGATGCGGACATGACCACAAGAGTCACTGATATTCTGAAATTGATAGCAGTTGATGTAGCTTTCGAACTTGTTGCGCGGCCACAGAGTGTGATAGTCACGGTCTCATTTTCGAGTGACCCGGTATTGAGCTATCTAGAAATATCGCATGGCATTAACCACACGCGGACTAGTCCATTTGAGTTCACCGATTTAATGATGGACCCAAGCGAGTTTCGTAATAGATTTATCAACCCAGCCGTATGTCGCTTGAGGGCACTATGACCGATCAAACCGAACAAGGCTCCAATGCCCCCTCGGACCGCACGGAAGAGGACCGCGAGTTTGCGGCGATCAGTGAGGAGGACATCTTTGAAGAAGCGCGCGACCGCCTGAAGATCGCGGACGAAGCCTATTCGGATAACCGCAAGCGTGCGAAAGAGGCGATGATCTTTCGCGATGGGAAGCAATGGGATGATGAGCCTAATGTCGACGTCGAAGATTCGATCGAGTTGACCATCAACCTGACCGATACGTTCGTGCGTCGCGTGGTGAACAACATCAAGCAGCAGCGCCCACGCGGCAAATGCCACCCTGTAGGCGATGGCGCAGACATTGAGCTTGCCGAGATCATCAACGGCATTGGGCGGCACGTGGAGACGCGCTCCGAGGCCTCCATTGCCTACGATCTGGCCGCCGAGCGCGCAGTCGATGCGGGAGAAGGCTATTTCCGTCTGGTCGCCGAATACGAGAACCCGCGGTCATTCAGGAAGGATTTGCGCATCCTGCCGATCCCGAACATTTTCAGCGTGAGCATGGACCCCAGCGCCATCATGCCGAGCGGAGCAGACCAGAACTGGTGCGTGATCTCGGTCCTGATGAAGCGGCAGGAGTACCGCCGGCGTTATCCAAATGCGAAGAATGTCAATTGGGTTGATTCCGAGCGTACGCAGAGCCGTATCGATTGGGAGGATAAAGAATCTGTACGCCTTGCCGAGTATTTCCGCATTCGCGAGATGGCCGAAAAGCTCTACATGATCCGGGACAAGACGGGGCAGGAGCACATGCTGTTTCAATCCGAGTTGCCGAAACTTCCGGGTCAACGCTTTGTGTTGAGGGATGCCGTCGATCAGCTCACCGCGGCCGGTGCCAAGATCGAAGGCGAGCGCGACTCGATGAAACAGCAGGTTGAATGGTTTCGCTTGAATGGCCTTGTTGTCGTCGAGCGTCAGCAGCTTCCCGGAAAACATATCCCCGTGTTCCGCGTCGATGGTAACTCGACAGATATCGATGGCAAGGTAAGTCGTAAGGGCATGGTCGATGGGCTGATGGATGCACAGCGCATGGTCAACTATGGCGAGGTCGCTAAGATCAAGCGGCTGGGCCTTGCTCCTAAGGCTCCATGGGTTGCGGCCGAGGGGCAGCTTGACGGGCATCCTGAATGGGATAACGCGAACCAGAAGGCACATCCGGTCTTGGTCTACAAGCCGATCGTTATTGAGACGGGCAGTCTGCCGGTTATGGTTCCGCCGCCGGCACGGCAAGCGCCCGCACAGATCGAAGCCGGGTTCAGCGAGTTCGTACAGGGAATGCGATCGAACCTGATGGGGCTGGCGGGCGCACCTAACGAACCAGGTCAAGATGAGAAGGGTGTCGTGGTGTCAGGTCGTGCGATCGACCGCAGACAATGGCTGTCGGATCAATCACATTTCCAGTATTACGACCATCTGACGCAAGCCATTGCGCAGTGCTGGCGCGTCATGACCGAATGGATTCCTACCTACTATTCCGAGCCCGGCCGCATGCAGCGGATCATCGGTGAGGATTCGACGCCGCAGATGGTCAAGGTCAACGAGCAGACCGATGATGACGGCATCACGCGCATCAAAAACGATCTGTCGGTAGGCACCTATGACGTGGTGATGGACACCGGCCCCGGCTACGACACGAAGCGCGAAGAAGGCGCTGAAAATATGATCGAGCTGCTGAAGATCCCAGCGCTGGCCGAGATCATCTCGAAGACTGCACCTGACCTCGTGTTCCGCTCCATCGACCATCCGTACATGCAGGAGCTTGCTGATCGTCTGATGGCTGCGAATCCTGAAGGCCTGAAGAAGGTCATGGACGGCATGTCGAGCCGCGCGAAGAGCGTCATTCAGTCGCTTGCCAACGAGAACACCGCGCTTAAGCAGAAGTTGGAAGCCGCTGAAACTGAGGTCAAGCAAGGCCTTCAGAAAGCGCATATGGCCGCTGTCGTCAAGGCGCACGATACCGAGACCAGGGCCGATACCGCTATCAAGGTCGAAGAGATCCGCGCCGGCGGAAAGATCATCGATTCCCGCGCTGATCGCGATCATACGGCGCGAGTGCTTGCCGACCAGATCGAGCATGAGGCAGCAATGGCAATGACTTCGATGCATAACGACAACCTTAACGCAGCGGCCGACCGAGCCGCAGCACAACAGCCGACCGGAGAGCAGCAATGACCATAGTCACACTCGATAGCAACGACACCGCCGGAATCTTGGCTGACGCAGGCATAACGCTTGATCAGCCGGAAGCGAAGCCCGCAGTGGAAGTGGCGAAACCGGAAGTGAAGCCGGTCGACAAGGCCGCTGATCCTGTCAAGCCGTCTGAAGAAGACGAGGATGAAAATGGTCTGACTGCAGAGCAGAAGCGTGTTCTGACGAAGACTATGCAGCAAGCCATCGGAAGGAAGACGGCGAAGCTCCGTGCTGCGGAAGAGTTCGCAGAGGCGCAATACAATGAGCGCACGCTAGCCCAGCAGCGTGCGGACCGGCTGGAACGCGAGAATACAGAGTTGAAGGCTAAACTCACCCCCAAGCCGGAACCCAAGGCCGAGGCAACGCCTCCGCAGCGTGAGAATTTCGCCAACGAGGCGGCCTACGTAGATGCAATGATCGATTACGGTATCGAGAAACGGCTCGCCGAGAAAGCAGAAGAAGATCGGGTCGCATCCGACAAGCGGAAGTTCGATGAACGCATGGCTACCGCCACCGGCCGCATCAAGAAAGCCATCGAACTTGTTCCTGATTTTGAGGATGTCGTCAATGGCGCCGTCGGCGAAACCCAACTTTCGCCCGCTATCGGAACTTATCTCGAAGAATCAGAGATGGTCGCTGAACTTACCTACTATCTCGCGCAGAATCCTGATGTGCTGGTATCACTCCTGAAACTCTCGCCGCACTCGCAATTAGTGAAAATCGGCAAGATCGAGAGTACTCTCACGCCATTCGAGCCCCGCAAGGCGGCTCAGCACGACGATAAGTCGAGTGATGACACTTCCAACGGAAAGCCCCTCAAGGCCGAACCGAGCGTAGACACAGGCATTGACCTGAGTAAGCCGCGCAGCAAGCCGGCCCCGGTGTTCACGCCGTTGGAAGGAAGTGGTAGCGCAGGAGCATCGAAGGATTCGAAGGATATGAACATCCGAGAATCAATCGAAGACTTCGCCAAGCGCAATCGCACGAACCTCAACGCTCGTAAGCGGCATTAAGCCGTGCCCGGTGGTCTCCAAGCTGCGCAATTGCAACGCTTTGCGCTTATGCGCGCTTGGGAGCCATTGTGGCGAATCAGCTTCTCACCATCAGCCAGATCACCAACCGGGCACTCCCGGTTCTGGCAAACATGTGCGTACTGTCGGATAAGGTAAACCGTCAGTACGATAAGGAGTTCGGGGTAAAGGGTCGCAAGATTGGCGGCACGTGTAACGTGCGCCTGCCCCCGCGCTACATCGGTACGTTTGGCCCCGCGCTGAACGTCGAGCCCTCGACCGAGAACTACGTACCGGTCAACATCCTGTATCAGTTCCACGTCGACATTCAGTTCAACACCATCAACATGCTGCTCGATATCGACGACTTCCAGTCGCGGTTCATCGATCCGGCCATGATTGCGGTGGGCAACCGGGTCGACTCTGACACTGCCTATTTCGCATTTCAGCAAACCGCAATGCGCCAGGGCACGCCGGGTACGCCTCCGGGTTCCGGCCAGACCGCACAGGTAGCTCTGCAGGCATTCACCAATGCCCGTGCTCAGCTCGTGTCGGAAGGCATGCCCAAGGGTGTGATGCCCGTGGCAATGCTGCACCCGATCGCCAATGCGTTCCTCACGCCGGCACTGTCGGGTCTCTTCAACCCGCAAGCCAAGATCAGCGACTTCTTCGAGACCGGCATGGTCGCGGTGAAGACCGCGGGCGCGGACTGGTTCGAAGATCCGAACATCGCGAACTATGCGACGGGCTCCCTGCTTGGTTCGCCTGTTGTCAACGCGACGCCGGGTAGCGCGTTCCTGACCTCGGGATGGGCGCAAACGGGAACGCTGACGCTCTCGGGCCTGACTGCCAGTTCTGCAGCTGCGCGAGTGGGCGACACGCTGCAGATTGCCAACGTCTATCCGGTCAACCCGCAGAACCGTAGCCGCTACGGCACGACGCTCAAGCAATTCGTCGTTCTGCCTCCGGCTGGCTATGCGCAGATGACGGGCGCGGCTTCGCCTGGCGGTCCGCAGTTCTCGCCCGCCACGCTCACCAACGGCACGTTCAACGCTTTGACCGGCCAGTACACGGCGACAGCAGGCGGGTTGATCGACCTGACGATCGGCGAGTGCGTGATTACCGGCGGGCAGTTCCAGAACTGCGCACTGGCTGCGGGTCAGACGCTGAACGGTCAAGTGGTGACGCTGAACGGCGGCGCAGCGCTGAACACGTCCTCGACGGAAAACTTGTACTTCCATCGGGACGCCTACGCGCTGGCCTTCGTCGATCTGCCGTTGCCGCGCAGTGCCGTAGAAGCGAGCCGCGCATACGACGAGGACCTCGGTCTCTCGATTCGATGCGTGACGCAGTACACCATCAACAACGATGCTGAGCCGACACGGATGGATGTGGCCTATGGCCTCTCCAGTCTGTACCGTTCGCTTGGCGTTCGTGTCTCGGGCTAAGGAGTCGACATCATGGCATTTCCTGCAAACACCAATATCGACGGCAGCAACCCCGGCCCGAACGCCAGCACCGCGCCGGATACCACCGTAACGCCGATTGGCAACCTCTGGAAAGAGGGATTGTTCAGCATTGCACTCACGCCGGCATCGGTGGCTGCAAATACGACTGCTGAGCAGACGTTTTCCGCCACCGGCATTGGCCTTCTGGTCGCCGATAACGTGACGGTCAGCAAGCCGAGTTTCCAAGCTGGCTTGGGTATTGTGAATGCGCGCGTATCTGCGGTTGATACGATCGCAATCACTTATATCAATGCCACGGCAGCGCCGATCGTGCCGACCGCCGAAACGTATCAGGTATCGGTCGTGCGCATTCTGCCCTACTGGACCAAGCCTGCTTCCGGCAACCAGTTGGACTGGTAAACAGAGTCTCCACCGACGGCCTCACGGCCTTGGGGCCGCCTTCGGGTGGCCCTTTTTTCTTGTGAGATGACATGGCAACGATGCCCAATCTGGTTGGCTTGAATTGGCGTGCGGCGACGGTGGCGCTTATCACGGCGAACATCATCCCGAACGATGGATCAGTGCCGACGCTTGCAAATCCTCCGCCCATGGTGGGGTACTTCTCGCCGTGGCCAGTCGCTATCAAGTGGCAGAGCGGGAGTCCGGTTGAGACCGTCACGGCGCAGTCACCCGCCGCTGGCCAACCCGTCACCGTGACTAACACGACACCCGTGAACGAGTCCTATACGCCGCCTATCACGCTCACGGTCAACGCGCCAAAGATGGCCGTCTCAAGCCAGTTCTCTGCAGGAGCATTTTCATGACCGTCGGCACGACTACGGCGCTGGGCATTATCAAGAGCGCCTTGCGCAAGATCAACTCCTACCAGTCTGGCGAACAGCTCGCGGACTACGACGAGACGGATTGCCTGGAGACGCTGAACGATCTGCTGGACTCCCTGAGCACGGACAAACAGTTCATCTTCGGTTCGCAGGAAAACATCCTGTCGTGGACCGCGCAGCAGAAGCTTTACAAGGTCGGTAATCCGACGTGTGCGCTGCTCGGCCTGCAACCATTCACCGGCACGCTCACGTCGGGCTCGAACGTCATCACGGGTGTTACGAACCTGCCCTCGCAGCTTGTCGCGGGACAGAACCCGGCCTTTCAGATCGGCTCAGGTTCGATCCTGAGCGATGTGCAGGGGCTGATTCCGCTCAATACCACGGTGACGGCGGTCGGCGCCAATACAGTCACGATGTCCGCCAACGCGATCGGCAACTCGACGGGCCTCGATAGCGTGACATTCACCGTGCCGGGTGACTTCCCGATCCCGCGCCCGCTGCGCATCACGCACGGCTTCACGCGCTTCAACTCGCTTGATTTCACGCTCGATGTCTGCGCGACGGAGACGCAATACACACAGTTCCTGTACAAGGCGCAGCCGGGGCCGTGGCCAACCGTCGCTTGGTACAACAACACGTTTCCCTATGGCCTGCTGAACGTCTACCAGACGCCGGGGAATAGCTCTGAGTGCCATATCTTCACTGACACGATCCTCGGTAACCTGACGCTGAATCAGGTGCTGGTCATGCCGCAGGGGTATACGCGCTGCCTCAAGCTGCTGCTCGCGCGTGATATCTGGATCGAATACATCAGCCCCGTGACGGTTCCGGGGATGCTGGTGAAGCTTGCCAAAGAGGCCAGCGATTACATCAAGGCGCTCAACGCGACGCCGGCCAGCGTGGCGCAATACGACCGCGCACTGACGCGCGGGAACCGTGCTGATGGGGGCTGGATTCTTCACGGCGGGTACAGATAATGGCTGGCTCAAACGGACCTCTCGATTTCTTCGGCGATTGGGGATTCGCTGGCGGCCAGGACGCCGCGCCGAACCATCTCCAAGACGATCAGATCTGTATCAACTTCTATCCTGAGGTTGATCCCGGCAACTCCAAGGAAGTGCTGGGGCTGCTCGGCGCGCCCGGCCTCGTCCAGCTAGTCGCGGCGGCGGGCGGCGGCGCACCCGGCTTTACCTCGACAATGACCGTATGGCCGCAGCCCTATTCCGGCCCCTCACTGCCTGTGCGTGGAATGTGGGAACTGCCGGCGAACAATGACGCGATCAGCGGAAATACCGTTGATACCACGGCCCTCGCAGTCATCGGTAACGCCTGCTATCTGGTGACGGCGATATATTCTGGTCCAACGGCTTTCCCGACTCTGTCACTGACATCGGTTGGCACGCTTCAAACGAGCAGCGGCCCGGTGTGCATCCGCGATAACAACACGGGCGGCGGCAATGCGGTAATCGTAGATGGCCCGAATGGCTACCTGTACAACATCTCGACGCGCGCATTCTCGCAAATCACCGACCCGAACTTTGTAGGTTCCGACACGGTCGCCTACATCGACGGCTGGTGGATCTTCAACAAACCGGGCACGCAAGAGTTCTATTCGAACTCGCAGCCGTACAGCCTCACCTTCAATGCACTGTTCTTCGCACTGAAAGACGCTGCAGCAGACAACCTCATCGCCGTTTGGGAAAACAAGGAACTGCTCTGGCTGATCGGCGATAAGACCACGGAAATTTGGTACAACGCGGGCGGTGCGCCTGGCGGCGTCGGCGCGACCTTCGCATTTCAACGCATTGTCGGCACGCTGATTCAGGTGGGCTGTAAAGCCAAGTTTTCGGTTGCGCGCTTTGGAGAGGGCCTCATGTGGTTCGGCCGCTCCGAACGCGGCGAGAACGTCATCATCAAAACGCAGGGCTTTCAGGATCAGGTCGTCTCCACGGCTTCATTCGGCGACGAAGTAGCGATGTACGCGACGACCGATGACGCGGTCGCCTACACCTATCAGGAAGACACGCACGAGTTCTATGTGCTCACGTTCCCGACCGCCGATGTGACCTGGGTCTATGACGGGCAGTCTGGATTGCTGCACAAGCGCCTGTCCTATGACCCGTACGCACAGGCGTTTCATCGGCACCGTTCGAATGCATTCATGAATTTTGCCGGTATGCGCATCGTCGGCGACTACCAGAACGGAGCGCTTTACCAGCTCACGCGCAATTCCTATACCGACGCGGGCTGGCCACTGCTCGCCAAGCGCCGCGCGCCGCACATATGGGACAAGGGGCAGCGCGGGCGCGTGTTCATGCAGACGCTGCAACTCGATTTCAACGTTGGGCAGGGCAACGCTAGCGGCATGGGCTCTAATCCTCAGTGCACGCTCGCTATATCGCGCGACGGCGGGAACACGTTCGGAGACAGAACTTCTCGCCCCTTGGGAAAGATCGGCGAATATCGCACGCGCACGATGTGGCGAAAGCTCGGCTGGGGGCGGGACAATGTGGTTGATATCGAGGTCATTGACCCAGTCAATCGCGATCTCGTCGGCGCGACTATCAAAGCGTTCAGTTCAGCATGAGCGGCCTACCGAATCAGATCCCACAACAGAGCGTGCCGTTCATAGAGGCGGTGGATGGCGGCGCACCTGCCTATGTAGACATCAACTGGTATCTCTGGCTTTACAACCTGTCGAAATCAGTGTTCGGCACAGGTGGTAATGGGTCGACGCCAGCATCCCCCTACGATGCGCTTGATGCGGCCAATCTATTCGCGCAGGCCGCTGATATCCCGCAGGCCTATCGGCGCATCGCCAATTTATCGGCACTCGCCGGGAGCAACACGCTTCTGCCTGATCCAGCACCCGCCGCGCAGCCGGTGCAGGCCGTCACGCCCGGAGCCTCGCCATTCACCTACACAGCATTGGCGAATGGTGTGCTCTCGGTGACCGGCGGCGCGGTGTCGAGCGTTTCCATCATTCGGCAGGGCGTCACCGTTGCCACCGGCATCACGTCATCGAGCGCGAGCGCCATAGGCAGCCTGGCAGACGAGAAAGGTTCTGGCGGCCAGCCTGGGTTTGTCGCGGGTGTCGATTTCACGGCCGGCACGACGACGTCGCTCACGCTTTCGAAGAACTACGGCAGTGCGGCCAATCTCTGGGTGGCATTCGACGCTGGCGAGCAGGGCGCTAATAGCTACACCTTGAGCGGCACGACTCTGACCTTTAACGCCCCTATTCCATCGTTCACGGGAATCGTCTTCGTGAAGGGTGCCAGCCCGTCGACTATCAGCGCATCAGGCGGCCTCGTGCCATTGCGGCGTCTCGACAAAGTGCAGATCACATACACGAGCGCGCCGACGGTTGCGTTCCTCCCGGCATAGGAGATTCCCTTGACCACTATCACCCCTTCCCAACTCGTACCCCCCGTATTGCTTGGCGCGGCTGACGCGTCGTTATATTCTCCGCCTACGAACACGACCGCTCAGATAGGTCGTGCGGTGTTCACCAACACCGCGGCGAGTGCAATCACCATCACTGCTGGCATTACTGCCGGTGGAGCACTCGGAGCGTCGACCACCATGATTTTTCAACGAACTCTTGCCCCCGGCGAATCCTACGTTTCGCCTGAACTAGCGGGCGCTGTTATTCCTCAGGGTGCACAGCTTCACGCCTTTGCGGGCGCCGCCGCATCGGTGAGCTTTACGGCCTCTGGAATCATCATCCAATGATGCTCACCTCACTCAGCGGCGCGATTGTTGACGCGCTTCAGTCGCGCGATCTAGCGAAGGCAGAAGCCGGAATGCTCCAACTCCCGCAAGCCGAATGCTCGGTGATTCACCATTTCGGGCCGGGGCTCTGTGTGCGCGAAGTGCACATGCCGACGGGGATTCTCGCCATTGGGCATTACCAGAAATTTGACCATCTGAACGTGTTCCTGAAAGGGCGCGTGCTGATGCTGAAGGACGATGGCAGTACCGATGAACTGGTCGCGCCGATGATGTTCGTCGGCAAGCCGGGGCGCAAGGCGGGCTATGTGCTCGAAGATGTCGTCTGGCAGAACATCTACGCGACTGAAGAAACCGACATTCAGAAGATCGAGGCGATGTTTCTCGAAAAGAGCGAAGGGTTTGCTCAATCACAGCATAGCGAGCCGCGCGAGGATGACCAGGCCGACTATCTGGCGATGCTGGAAGAGACTGGCTTCAGCCACGAAACAGCGCGTGCGCAGTCGGAGAATGAGGGCGACCAGTGCGCATTCCCGTTCGGCGCATGGCGAGTCAAGACCGGCGCATCGGCCATCGAAGGAACCGGTTTATTTGCGACCGCGCCCATTGGCTCAGGCGAACTGATCGCTCCGGCGCGCATCGACGGCAAACGTACTCCCGCAGGCCGTTACACGAATCATGCAAAAGCACCGAATGCGGAAATGGTTCTTCTCCTGAATGGGGATGTCGATTTGTGCGCGCTGCGGCCAATCACTGGATGCCACGGTGGGCAGGACGGCGAAGAAATCACAATTGATTACCGACAGGCGCTTTCTCTATCCGGCATCAAAATCAAGGAGGACGCATGTCTGCCATAGCAACAGCCGTTGTAGGCGGCGCGGTTATTAGTGGCGTAATCGGAGCAGCCGGTGCGAAATCGGCGGCCAATACTCAAGCGTCTGCGCAGAACAACGCTACTGCTATGCAGCAGGGGATGTTCGACACTATCAACGGCCAAGAACAGCCGTTCATGAATGCTGGCGTTACTGCGACGAATCAGCTTAGTAGCATGACCGCTCCGGGCGGGTATCTTAATAATCAGACTTCCACTCCCTTTTCGTTTGATCCATCGAGCATCACCAGCTCGCCGGGTTATCAGTTTTCGCAGACTCAAGGGTTGCAACAAACCCAGAACGCAATAGCGCCGAACGTGGGCGCTCTGTCTGGTCCCGCTTTGCAGGCCTTGACGAACTACTCAACGGGCAATGCAGAGCAGTACTACAACAACTATTTCAATCAGGCCCAGAGTCAGTACAACACCAACTTCAACGCGCAGCAGACGCAGCAGAACAACATCTTCTCGCGCCTATCTGGAATCGCGGGCCTCGGTCAGAACGCGGCAAGCAATGTCGGCACGGCCGGCACGTCACTTGGTACCGGCGCAGCACAGTCAACAGCAGCAGCGGGCGCATCTCAGGCAGCCGGCACGGTCGGCGCCGCAAATGCGCTTGGCAGTGGCATTAGCAACGCAGGCAGTGGTTACGCGCTCAGCAGCATCTTGAATAACAACTCTGCTGCTGCTGCGAATCCGTCCTATGGCACTACTGCCGCAGGCAATACGAACTATTTCACGACAGGGGCCTAAATCATGGCGGATTTCGGCGCACCCGTAGCAGATCAAATTACGCCACCCAACGCTCAGCAATCAATCCAGACTCTCTCGGGTCTGATGGGTGTCGCTCAGCAGCAGCAGTCGCTTCAACAAGGCGCGCAACAGCTTCAGGTTGGCGCCGGTCAGGCTCAACAGGCACAGCAGCAGATGCAGGAGCGTCAGTTGTTGCAGAAGGCCATGGCGAGCGGTCAAGACCCGGACGGCAACCCGATCAAAGGGGCCGATGGCGAAGTCGATCCCACAAAGCTCGCTGGTTTCGCGAACAAGTATCTGCCGCTCACAGGGCAGGGCGTACAGCAGTCGATCATTTCGACGATGAATAACCGCTTGCTGCTTAATGATTCCGTTCGCAGCCTCGGCCAGAACTTTCGAAATGACATCTCTGGAATCGTGCGTTCCGGGATCGGCACGCAGGACCCTTCTGCGATCGGGTCGGCACTCAGTGCCTACGGACAGCAGAATCCGAATGCTGCCCCGGCTATCGCGCGCGCTCAAGCGTTGCTTCAGCACCTGAGTCCTCAAATGCCGCAGGCACAGCGCGATCAAGCGCTGCAGCATCTTTCGATGGAGTTCCAGCCAGCCGCGACGACCGCCGGACAGCAGGCTCCGCAGATGGGCACCACGACTGGCCCCGGCGGTGGCGTGCAGCCGTTCCAGACCAATCCGAATTCCGCTACGCCGATGGGTGCAGTCGGTCCGGAAGTGGCACAGGGTGTCCCGCTGGGCGAGCGCTCAAATGTCGGCACGAACGGCCTTACGGGTGGTCCTGTTGTCGTCAACAAGAATGGGCAGGGGCAAGTCACGGGCATCACGAACGCGCCGACGCAGGGCGTTTATGTGCCGCAACCGGGCGATGCGCAGGCGCTTCCCGGTCTTTCGGCCGAGCGCGAGACGGCACGCGGCGCGTATGCAAATGCCGGTGCAGCGCACACGAACAATCAACTTGTCTTGCAGAACATCGACCAGGTTGCGGCTACTGGCCCGCTCGGCATAAAGGCGCGCAACCTGCTCAGCGGCTTTGGTGTCAATCCGAACTCCGACGCAGCCACCGCATACGACCTCGTCGGCAAGGGTCTTGAGCGCTCGGCGTTGCAGGCGGCGCAGAGCATGGGGCCGAACACGAATGCCGGTCTCGATGCGCAGATCAAAGCCAATGGATCGCTGGGCTACACACCGCAAGCAATCAAGGAAGTCACGAAACTCAACGATGCCTTGACGACAGGTGTTCAGTCCTACCAGCCCGGTCTTGAGCGTGCGATTGCATCGAACCCGTCGGCAGGCGTATTCGCCAAGCGTCAATTCGATCAGCAATGGGGCGCGAACTTCGACCCGAACATCTTCAAGTATTACAACGCGATCAAGTCGGGCGACACCGCCGAGCAGCAGGCCGTCGTCAAGAGTCTAGGCGGCCTGAATTCGAAGGGCTATAACGCCATGATGCAGAAGGCGCAGAACCTTCAGAAGCTCTCGAATAGCGGGAGTCTTGAGTAATGGATGATCTGCTCGCCACGATCCAAGGTGCGAATCCGAGTGCCCCGCCGGCTGCTGCACTAATGGCTGCTCCTGCTGCTGCGCCCGCGCCTCAAGCATCTGGTGGATTTGATCCGACGAAGAGCTACGGCACGCCCGCAAAGCTGCTCGATAACCTACGGGCCGAGGAAAGCAGCGGCAACTCGTATGCGATCAATAAGACGACTCAGGCGATGGGCCCGTATCAGTTCACGCCATCGACGGTCGCAATGCTGCATCAGCAAGGCGTCAAGTTCGATCCATTTGACCCGGTTCAGGCGCGCAATGCGGCTGACTACTACATGCAGCAGCTCAAAGGGAAGACTGGCGGCACCTACGAAGGCGCGTTGAAGGCTTATGGCGGCTTCGTGCACGCTGACCCTACTCAGTATGTCGCGAAGGCCATGAACGGCGTGGCGCCTGCTCCGACGACGCCAGGTCAATCTAATTCGGGCGCACAAGCGCCGGCTGATACCGGGCCGATGTCGGATCTGTTTTCGACGCTTCAGCAGGGCGCGCCTAAAACTGCTCAGGCTCCCGCGCCGGCCACGCCCGCTCCCGCCGCTCCGCAGCAACCGCAAGTCGGTGCGCTCAAGCAATTCGGCCAAGCTTCGGCAGGACTCGCCGATACACTCCTGAGCGCTCCCGGTGCTGCTGCTGGCGCTGCCGACTATGCCGTGCGCCGTGCATTCCAGCAAAGCCCCGAACAGGCTCAGGCGGCGTCTCAGGGCGACTTCGGCGGCGCTGTTCATCCTGTCGGCAATGCGTTTGGCGTCACGAACACACCCGGGTATCAGAACGAGGCGTCGCAGCGGCTCGGGCAGGCCGTGGGCGGCGTAGTCGGCAAGGGCGTCAATGCAGTAGCGAGCGCGACCGGCGCGGCGCCGCAGGACGTGGCGAACATGGCCGGCTCGCTGTCTCTGGCAGTGCCCGGTGCACTGAAGTCAGTCGGGCGCGTGGCGGGAGATGCCGCAATAGCGACCGCAGCCGACGATATGAATGTGCGCCCGCAAGCGCCTGTCACGCCCACCGGACCAGCAATGGCAGAGCGCCCCATCGTGGGCGGCGGCGCAGCCTCGGCAAACCTGAATCCCTATCCGCAACTGACGGGTGAGGAAGCCTCTCGCGGGCCATTCCCGCAGGTCAAGCTTTCGAAGATGGCGCAAGACGTGACTCCGCAGGAGCAGAGCGTGCGCGTGGACATCGCCAATCAGATCATGGGCGAGAACGCGGGCGCGGTTCGCACTGGCGTCCGGACGGGTAACGAAAATACGCTGCGCGATGAATACGCCGCGGCGAAGACACCGAATCAAACGCCGGTCACGCAGGCTATTCGCGGCCAGATCGCCAATGAACAGCAGGCGCTATCGAACTACGCCGAGCAGCGCGTGAACGCCACGGGCGCAAGCCCGGTTATCGGGACCAACGAAGAGCGCGGCCGGGTTATCAACGATGCGCTGTACGGCCCAGATAACAGCCTGAGTTCGTATCTTCAGGATGCCAAGAAAACGATCTTCGATACCGCGCGCGCGACGCAGGGCGACAACCCAATTCAAACGGGGCATGTCGACAAACTGTTCTCTGACCCGCAGTTTCAGGCCGGCGTGCGTCTGCGTGGCAATGACAGCGCGCTTGCTGGCGCGCAGGACCTGATCAATCTGGCGCGTAAAACAGGCTTTAAAGATCCGGTATCGGGCGAGATGTACCCGCCGGGCAGCGTGGCCGCGTGGGACGCCGTACGCAAGTCGATGAACTCGAATTGGAGCCCAGCGACCGCCGGCACGATACGGGAGATCAACAGCGCGATCGATCGGGATACAGCGGCGGCCGGCGGCAACGAAATGTACAAGCTGGGGGATCGCATCCACCAGGTACAAAAGACGCTGCTCGATTCCAAGGGGATTGGTTCGGTGCTCGGCGAATACGACGCCAATGGCATCAAGCCCGGTCCGTCTCTTGAAAGCATCCCGACAAAGCTGAACTCAATGCCGCTGGATCAGTGGCAGCACATTCACGACACGCTCGACGATCTCTCCCGCGGTCAGGTGCGCGGTGCGCCCGAAGGTATGCCGCCAGTACCTACCGAGGTGCAGCAGGCCGCTGGGCAGGCTCTCAATGAGATGCACGGTTCATTGGCGCGCTCAGTCTTTGAGGCTGGCGCTGACAAGGCCGGAGCATGGAATCAGAACTCGGTCAATAAGACGCTCAACTCGTCGGTGGGCCAGAAGATCGCGCGCACCTTCCCGCCAGATGAAGTTCAGGCCTTCCATACGCTGAACTACGGCGGCCAGATCATGCCCGGCGTCCACTCGTATGAAGGCGCTGGCAATCAACTCGCACGCCTCAATAAGCCGGGGTTCGTGGAAAAGTATGCGCCCGCCGCTGGTGCGTCAACTGGCGCAGCAATCGGCGGAGCCATTCCGATCCCTGGCGCAGGTTGGCTCGGTGCCGCGGCTGGTGAACGCATAGGAACCGGTATTTCCAATCTCGCAGGCGGCAAGCGCGCGTCCCAACAACTCCGATCCGTCAACGAAGAAATGCAAAACAATGCGCGTCTTGGCAATCAGACGAAGGGCGTTCCGCTGAACTCACTATTAAAAAGCACCAAGGGGAATCCTTAATGGCACAGAGCGTCGCGCAAGCACCCACGCCAATCCTGCAGTTCTTTTCAAATGCGGGATTGATGAATGTCGGCGGTAGCCTTCTGACGCAGGTCGGAAGCGTCAACTACCCGACGTGGCAGGATGCAGCAGGCACCACCCCGCTCCCGAATCCGATCCCCCTGAACTCACGCGGCGAGATTTCGAACACATCGGGGGTGTCATCCGAACTCTATCTGGCACAAGGTGTCACGTACACGCTCACGCTTAAAGACGCCAGTGGGAATCAGATTTGGGTCGCCAATAATGTGACGGCGCAGGGCACGTCAGCGACCGGTCAGATGACGGATGAAGGGCCGTTCCTTGCGGGTCCTAACTTCACGGGTTCGATCACCACAAACCAGCTGACGGTTAGCGCATTCGCAAGCGGTGCGCCGCTAGCAGTCGGCCAGACGCTATTCGGTGCAGGCATCACCGCGGGCACTACGATTACCGCGCTGGGAACGGGCACGGGCGGCGCCGGCACTTACACCGTCAGCACGCCGCAGACCGTCATAAGCGAACCCATGGGTGCGGCCGGCGCACTGCAGTTTGCACCGGGTTTCAGCACAAGCCTGACGCTCGTAGGATTTTATGGCGCCAAGTCCAATCTGTGGGTCGAATTCGATGCCGGTTCTCAGGGTCCCGACCAGTACAGCCTGAGCGGCTTCGTATTGACGTTTAATGCGCCGATCCCGGTTGGCACGCTAGAAGTCAATGTGAAAGGCGGAACGACGGCGACCGTTGGCACGCCCGGTGCGGGGACAGTGACGGACGTGAGCGTAGCGGCCGGTGCAAATATCAACAGCTCGAAGCTGGCATTTAAGAGCAGCGTCGCTGGGTCGGGACAACGAACGGTACTGTCGAAACTCAGCGATATAGTATCTGTGCTCGACTTCCCTGGAGTTGATCCTACCGGGGTGGCGGATTCAACGACTGGCATGCAGGCGGCTCACAACACGGGTAGGCTGATTTACTACCCCGCTGGCCTGTACAAGTTCAGCACGATAAGTTTCGCGGCTGGCGGGATTATCGGGGATAGCATTGGTCAATCGATCCTTACGTCTATCGATGCCACTGCGGCCAATCTGATCACCTACACGGGGCAACTGTTCAGCACCGGTACGCCGCTATTCAGGGACTTCCTGCTGCAGTGCTCCACGCCCACGCAGAAGAGCGCTGGCGCAGGCATCTACTTCAATCCGCCAGCCTCTAGCGAGGTGCAGTACGCGGTGCTGGACAACACGATGGTATTCAACGTGCCAACCGGGATATGGTTCGGTGCGGCTAGCAAGTTCGCGATCTCGAAATTCCGCTGCTATAACTATTCTGCGGTCGGTATCCTTGTTGACAACACCAACGTTGCTGACTCGGGCGATTCATTCATCTCCGACACGTTCCTGTCGACGACGATCAGCACTGGCACTGCTATCCAGCAGAATGCGTCGGGCGGCCTGAAGATTACCAATACCAAGTTGCTCGGAGGCGCCAACGGTTATGTTCTGTCCTTCACGGGCAACATGACGACCGGCGATCTGCTTATCGACAACACCTCGATCGAAAACATGACGGGGTTTGCAGTCTTTCTCGGCCGGACCTCAGGAGCCAATACGTTCGGCGCGATCGTGTTGAATAACCTGCAGATTGCTAATTGTGGCGGAGCTGGCGCGGGAGGCAGTGGAGGTATCGGCACGGATTCGTCAGGGGCGTTCAGCCAGATAGCGATTACCGGCTTCAATATCGTGGTAGCACCCGGAACGGGCTCATGTATCGAACTTAGTCACGTCGACACATTCACGATCGATGGCGGGAATTGCATTGGCAGCACCGGGTCCCAGTTCGGCATTTTGATCGATGCGACCTGCAACATCGGAACGATTGGTGCGGTGACCTATCGGAATTTGGCAAATCCACTTTCGAACGCATGCCCCAATGTGTCCATTCAAAAGCGCGTCATTCAGGCCAAAGTAAATGTGACATGCAGTACGGGCTTTGGAGGTAATTTCACTGGCAATACTCCGGTCAATTTCCCATCGGGTCTATTCCTCTCCACGCCTTTGGTAGTGGCGTCGCCCAGCGGCGGCACGAACCCGTTCGCTGCGAGCGCACAAGGGGCGACAACGGCCGGCTGCACTATTTCCGCAGTCGCGACCGGCTCTGGGAACGTGGTTGAAGTTACCTACCGCGCTGAAGCAGACTTTTGATAATAAAACGGGGGAATAAATGACTATCGACAACATTCCGCAATGCCGCTGGTGCGGGCATGTACACGGCGATCTATGCCCGCAAGTGAAGGCGCTCGAATTCTACGAAGACGGCATCACGCCGAAGCGCGTTGAATTCCTCACGCCCGCTGACCGGCCCGCGCATGACGATTGGAAAGGGGTTAAGCCATGAGCCTTGACGGTGGATGGGCTCTGATTATCTCGGGCATCTTGGTCCTCGTTCTCGGCGGCGTCGGCGTGCTCGTATGGCGCCACGTGGATAACGCCCAGGCGGATGCCGAGAAGGCGCTCGAAGAACTGAACGCATTCAAGCTGGAAAGCCTGCGATTCCAAACGCATGTTGCCGAGACCTATGCGCGGCTGTCTGGCGTCGAGCGCATGGAGACAAATATCTTTGCGGTCATGGCGCGGTTTGAAACCAAGCTAGACACGCTGCTCGAATATAGGGGTAGTCACCATGGCTAGCTGGATAGATATGGCGACGAGCCTCGCTAAGCAGTTCGAAGGCTGCAAGTTGCAGGCATACCCCGATCCGATCTCTGGCGGCGATCCGTGGACGGTTGGCTATGGCGCAACCGGAAACGGTATCGCTCGGGGCACCGTCTGGACGCAGCAGCAGGCCGATTCCGATCTGCAAAACCGGATGACAGCCATCGGCGCGCGTATCGATGAGATTGTGACGCAGGCAATCAGCGATGAGCAGAAGGGGGCGCTGTGCGACTTCGCATACAACCTCGGGCTCGGGGCGCTGCAGAAGTCAACGCTGCTCGCGCTACTGAACTCGGGCGACATCCAGGGTGCAGCCGATCAGTTCGACCGCTGGAACATGGCCGGTGGCCGCGTCATTGATGGCTTAACCAAGCGGCGTGACGCCGAGAAGGCTCTTTTCCTGCTCGGTGCAAATTTCAACGTGGGAGCGGCATTATGAGCTGGACAGACGTAGCAAGCGTAGTAGAGAACCTTGCGCCAACCATCGCCAGTGTCATCGGCGGCCCGCTGGCGGGCTCAGGCGTTTCGGCCCTTGAGAAGCTATTCGGACTGACGCCAGCGCCGTCTGCGAGCCCATCTGATCGGCTCAATGATGTGGCCGCAGCGGTTGTGGGTGCGACGCCTCAGCAGCTTGCGGATATGAGGCACGCCGACCAAGATTATGCGGTCGCGATGGCGCAGGCCGGATTCAAGGACACCGAGACACTGGCAAGCCTGAAGGTTCAGGACACGGTCAGCGCGCGGGATATGCAGACGACCAACAAATCGGTTGTTCCGGCATGGCTTACGTTCGTGATTACGGTCGGATTCTTCGGGCTGCTGATCGGCCTGTTTTGCGCGCCAGTTCCGGAAGCGAGCAAAGCCCTGATCTATTCGGCGACCGGCACGCTCGGCACCGTGTGGCTGGTGGTGGTGCATTTCTGGTTTGGATCGACCAGCGACACCACCCAGGTCAATGATCTGCTGGCCAAGTCAGTGCCGTCCAACAATCAGACGCCCGGAGGTCAATCATGAAGATCCTCGGTCGCTACCTGCTCAATCTTTTGATTCTGCTCGATCAAGCTGGCAACACGCTTACCGGTGGCTCACCAAACGAGACTATCAGCGAGCGCGCAGCGAAGGCCCGTAACGAAGGCAAGGAATGGGGCTGCGTGCTCTGCAAGTTCCTCGGCTGGATCAACCCCGGCCACTGCGATAACGCCCTGACATCAACCATCGGCGATGACGCCATCATCAAGGACTGACATGAAACGACTCTTTGCACTATTCACCGCCGCCGCGATTTCGATTGGCGCTAGTGCCGCTACGCTGCTTCCGATTCAGCTTCTGAACCCGGCAGGTTCCACGAGTGGTCAGGCGATCGTCTCGACTGGACCATCGACGGCCCCGGCTTGGGGAGGGATAGCGGTTTCATCTCTGACCGGGCTCGGTACAGGCGTTGGAACAGCCCTCGCCACGGCTGTTACCGGGTCAGGTGGCATTGTGCTCGGCACGTCGCCGACGGTCACGACGCCGAACATCGTTGGCGTGACGAACGGTAGCAGTGCATCGGCCGGAAGCCTCGGAGAAAACCCGACACCGGGCACCGGTGCTGCTGTCTCCTATACGACCAATGTGCCCGCGAACTGCGCAAGCATTACCTTGTCGGCTGGCGACTGGAATGTATGGGGCGATATCGAATTCGTCAGCGCCGGCACAACCGTCCTAAACTCTGGCTTCGCTGGCGTCAGCTCCACGACGGGAACACTACCCGGGTTCCCCAATGAGGCCGGTATGAATGGCCTGACGCTCGGCGCCGGTTCCGTCTTCTCAATCGTCGCGCCGATGCAGGTTAAGAATCTATCAGCCACGACTACGATTTTTCTAGTTGGTCAAACGACCTTCACCACAAGCACCATGACCGCCAACTGTACGATCTGGGCGCAGCGCTATCATTGATTTGGCGTGGGCGCGTTGATCTCGTGGCACGCATGATCGATACAACTTGGGTCATCCGAACCGATGCCCAATACGTAAAGACATGCGGTCGCCATCCCAAGGATCAGCATCAGGAGAAGGAAGGCACCGACCAACTTGAAGAGCCAATTTTTTATGGCGGCTACTGCCGTCACCATTAATGCCGCACGGTCTGGACTTCCGGCAGCGGTTAGATTTTTCATTTTTGTTCTCTATCAGGTCATCATCAGGATTGTGCCGAACAGAAGCGCATAGGCAACAATGCTGCCGATTAACACGCCGAGGCGAATTTGTTTCGTCTTGCACAGTTTGGCGGGTAGCATCGCTCACTCCGGTTATTCGTCTAATTTTTCGATATCGGCACAATACGCCGATTTCTTGAAGTCGGCAAAATCTTCTAATATTTCCTCCCGCAAAGCCTCGCGCGCAAAAAAAGCCACCGCTCAGGTGGCTTTGCCTTGTCCCGCGTGAATGACAGGATTCTGCCACCCTTCCCCATCTGAACCTTATAGAATGGTGCTTGAACGCGGGTTCGAATCCCCGTCTCTCCGCCAGAATTCTATATGCAGTAAGGCTTTGCGGGCTGCTCTAAAATGACAGGGTGGCTATAAGTGGCTCCGCGGGGCTATAAATTGCCAGCCTTTCTGCCAGCATTTGACTCGAATCCCCCGAACATCAAAACAGCCTTATTTCCTGCATCCGGCGCGGAGTCTTTGATCCATCTGCCATACCGTTCCTCGATCATCTTCAGGCTCGTATGCCCCATCTGATTTGCTACCCACATAGGCGGTTCGCCGGCTGAAAGCATCATTGATGCGTAGGTGTGGCGCGTCTGGTATGGCCTGCGGTAACGTACCTTGGCGTAATGAATCGATCGGTTCCATGCATTGCGAATTGACTTGTCGTTGTGCCACGATTTCCCGGTTCGGGGATTGTGGAAGACGCTGGCATTCAGCAGGAAGGTGTACGGCTTCTGTGCCAGCAGCGCATCCATGGCGGGCTTGAGCAACTTCACATCGCGTGTGCTCTTGGTAGTCTTCGTCGTTTCCTCTATGCCCGCCTTGCGCCCTGCCCGCGTCACCGTGCACTGAACCCTGATCGTCTCGCGGTTCCAATCCACATCCTGCCAACGCAACCCGATCAACTCCGATGTACGGAGCCCGGTCCAGAAAGCAAACTGGAACAGGTTGCGCTCCTGCCCCGCCTCGAACTGTTCAGTGATCGCGCGCTGCTCTTCTGCCGTGAACGGGTCGACATCATCTTCGGAGCGAATCGCTTCCTTGCGTTTGTAGGTGAAATCAGTCAGGGGATTTGCGGAAACTATCTCGTCGGTGACGGCCTCCGAGAACGCAGCGCGCAGTACAGACAGCACATTCATCATGCGTTTGTTGCTGAATTCCGTGTCCGCTGCCCACTCGCGCACGTGCGATTTCTTCAGGTCGGACATGGCGTAATGCCCAAACTTTGGGTTCAGGTGCGTCTTGATGATGCTCTCGTACCCTTCCGTAGTGCTGGCCGAAAGAACCTTCTTCTGGCGCGCGATCCATTTCTCGAGAAAATCGCGGATCAGCAGCGCATCGCCCTGGCGCTCGACGAACTTGGCGCCCTGCTTCGATTCGGGGAAAGAAACGCGGTAATCGAAGGTGCCGGTGGCGATCGCAGTTCTAACCGCACCGAGAAAGTCGCCTGCGCGCTTCAGGTTGGCGGGCGTGGGCTCAAGCTTGAGGCGTTCGCGGCAACGCTGGCCTTTATAGGAGAAGGTGACTTCGATCGAACTGCCGCTGATCGGGCGAACACCTGTGCCGTCTCGACCCATTCTTCGTATCCTTGGAGGTCAATTAGAATTCGGCCGTCAGGGGCCTTGATCCAGACTCGCCCTTCCAGCCACACGCCGTCCCGACGCTTCGATTTAATCGCGTCTTCCGTGTAGCCAGACAGCTCGCAGAATTTCAGGACGGTGATATAGCGTAGCATTTTCGTTTAACCGGTCCGGTTTTCCCCGTTCCCGCTAGTAGCGGGAGTTATTCAGTCAACCCGCTGGATAAATGAATTTGGGATCTGTGGCCCACATTTTGTGTTGATGCTCGGCGTCACCACGATCAATCTTTGCTTTCAATTGTTGTGCCGCATCGCATAGACGGTTGTATGCCTCCACGGTACCCATTTGAGTTTCGAGATCACGCACGGTGCCGAGCAATCCCCATTCACATGGCCTTATTATTCGGCGCGGTGCCGGTCGTTCGCTCATGCCTTTGACGGGAAATTGTTCGACGTTGCTCACGATCCATCCCCGCTTCGTTGCGACTCGATAGCAGCGTCAACGGCTGCGATGGCTTTCTTCAATGCCACCTTTCCGTTCCACGACTGCATTGAACGCCAATAAACAGCCTCTCGGTAAAGCGGCTATCCGGTTTTCCGTGTGGAAGGCTTGCGATGAGCAATAACCTTCTCCGTGTTGAAACGCGGCTCGCAGACCTCGCAGACCAGGGCGCGCTTCGCACGCTGGCCACGAGTCACTGGCGGCAACGTGACGAGGTGCATGTCTGCGGCGCGGCACGGCAGCCCGCAGTTGCCGCACGGGTTCCCGTCGTCCCTCAGCAGGAACTCCAGCTTGAGTGGCTTCCGCTTCGCCACACCGGCCGTCGCCAGGATGCGCGCGCGGAGCACCTCGTAGCTGTAGCCTCGCCCAGCTCTGGCGATGTGCTTCATCAGCCCGTTGACCGCCTCCGTGTAGGCGTTCGTGTATGGATGGTCGAAGTAAGCCAAAATCTCGGCGCGCCAGTTCTTCATGAGGCGCGTCAGTTCGGCGAAGTCCTTCTTCAGGTTGGACGGGATGCTGGCGCTGAATGCGTCGAAGGCTACCTGCGCCTGTTCCTTGGGCAAGTCGTAGATGTCGTAGAACGCTTCCTTGAGCCGGTAGGCTTCGGCCAGCTCTGGCTCGTTGTCCAGCCACATGCCCAGATTGAACCGTTGCTTCTCGCTCAGGTTGTGCGCCCGCTTGTTCAGTTGAACCTTGGACCGTATCCAGAACCGCTTCATCTCTGGAACCTTCTCCTTGCCCAG